TTTCCTCCAAAGTGCAACCCACTTTGCAAGAAAAAGAGTTCCAAGTGCGAAGCACTTGTCCCGTCCTCCGGACTTTTTCGTTTAAAAAAACCTCCCTCAATAGTAGATATGTCGCTGGAACAGACGATAGGAAACCTCGAGATTCGCTATGCGAACGTGGTCACATTCGTCGGTTCATCGAATACCATGGTCGATACGACCACAGGACGAATCCAGACGAAAGGGTTCCAGCATAATTCCAACGTGATCACGGACATTTCGGGCCCGCACGGGCGAATCGCACCGACCTTAAAAAAGTACCCGGAGATTGCTTTTGAAGAGGGGAAGTTTGACTCTAATGACACGACGAATACGTACGTGCAAGCGGGGTATACGGTGAGTGCGAGTAGGTCTCAAACAGCGATCGTAGGCGAAAATCTGATTTGGGAAGCTTTTAACGGAATTGCCTCTGAAATTGGAATGTTACTTACGGGTAATAATTACGATAACGACGGTAACGCTAATACGACCGGGACGACCGCCTCAAGATTATCAGCTTCTGATTCGACTCCCTATGGTGAATGGTTAAAACTAAAACTCCCAAATAAGATTAAGTTGAATAAATATGTTTTCACCTCAAGGAATGATACCACAAATTGGACACAATCGGCAGAAGCCGGGCAAGTATGGGGAAGTGATAATGATTCTGATTGGGTGCATCTACACACCTTCACAAGTTCCGGATTTACAGGTGCATCACAGACAGCCTCTTTTAACGTAACTACAAACAATTATTATAAATACTACGCATTTATTGTCACAAAAACATTTGCAGCGGGTACTAATGGGTATTTGTGTATTCCCGAACTCGAATACTACGGCTACGAAGAGGACCCACCCGCGGGTGATCATTCGGTCGATACGACCTTTAAATCCCGGTTCAATAACCCACAATTAACGGGTGTCCAAGTCCTCGTCGACGGGGCGACGGGGGTAGGGACGAACCAAATTTCGGGTGGTCCCGACCCTTCGGGGAACGACGCACTTATGACCTCACCTAATAAATATTGGACCCTTAACGGAACCCTAACCTCTAACCTTGCAGTAGAGGCGAATACCTTCTTGGAGGGTGACCAACCCCACGCGGTTTCCGTATGGTTTAATTCCTCAAACTTGGAGGCGAACGTTTCCAATACATGTGTTTTTTCTGTTTCGGACCAAGAAAAGTTGGACTCCGTGAACTTGGACCTCCAATCGAACACGTGGCACAACCTGACCTATGCGTACCAAGGTGAAGGTGGCTCCAAGGTGACCTACCTCGATGGACGTAAGGTGGCCGAGGACCAAGCCGAAGATACTTTCGGGGAGTATCCACCCTTGGAGATGACTGGGTACTCCCAAGGTGGGTATGTGGTGAGTGCGAGTAGTGAACACGATAACGGTGTTCGTCTATCTTGGAAAGCATTTGAAAGTGGTACCGGTAATGAGACTGGTCTGTTTATGTTTAATGAAACGGGTCCAAAATATGGACCGACAGCTAACACGAATGCAGCTCTATTCGAGGGTGTTCGTGGTGAATGGATTAAATTAGAACTTCCCGAAAAGATTTATATTGCTTCGTTGTTCCTCCGAGGTTCGCAAGATGTTACTCAATCACCCGAGCAAATTAGAATTCTTGGTTCCAATGACGATGTAAACTGGGATGTTGTAAAAGCCACGTTCACTGTTAGTAATCCTGCAGGTGATTCCAATGATGTAATAAACTCCACAAAAGCATATAAATATATTGTACTTCAGGTTATAAAAGTAAATGGAAGTACTGCGGTTCAAATAAAACAAATTTTATACTACGGCCACCGCGAGAATGACCTGGTCCGCCTTCCCGATCCCACGAATGTCTTGAAGTATCCGCACATACCTTTTGCTTTAGGTAGGGGTGGATATCTGGATGCTAGTGGGAGTACTCCCATGGGTGAACAGTCATATTCTCTAAGAGGATATACCGTAACATCGAGTAGTAATTATGGTAATGGAGGTACCGATACACGGGCCGGGTGGAATGTCTTTGACGAAGGTGGTAAAGGTGGAACAACACACAGTATATGGCAATCGGGTGATTATTATGTGAATAATACTACCCCTGGTACATATAACCGTAACCCACCAGAAAGACATACAGCTGGTGGTGTGAACTATGATGGAGAGTGGATAAAGTTAGAACTTCCCCATAAGATAAATGTAACAGCTATTGAGATAAATTCAGCTGCTTACGATCATTTGACGACTCATATTAAATCGAGACCTTACGAAGGTGCTATTTTAGGAAGTAATGATGGTAGTAAAACTGGAACATGGGATTTATTAAAAGCATTTTCAGGTGGATTAACTTGGACGACGACAACCGTAGCTGAAGGTGGTGGTCGAGTGACATTAACACCGGATACAAACACTGGAAATGCATATAAATATCTTGTACTCATAGTCAATAAGAACGAGGGTCCGAGAGGTCAGTTTGATATAAATGAACTCAAATACTTCGGCACAGGTGTCGACTCCATCCCCATCCAAATCGGTGGTGGGAACATCGATAAGATCGCCAACTTTAGGGTATACGATAAGTTTATTGGGGAGGACCAAGCCCTCGAGATTTGGAACGCACAAAAGGAGGAGTTCGGGCGCGCGAAACCGCAGATGGTGCTTCAACAAGGAAAATTGGGGATAGGCACGGATGCACCCCAAGGATCCTTGAGTGTGGCGGATGAACCTGATGCGACGACGTATTATAATACAATCCAAGAGTTTCCTCCTAGGGCTATAACAGTTTTAGACTACCATATACATATAGTGGGACATGGTAAATTCGAATTCTCCTCAAGTCAGGGTACATGGGCATATTCTTATCGAGGTAATGCATCATGGGACTTTACGCGAGTGTTTACGCCCCGGTTTATTACTGACGGTGGTTGGCATGGTGACAGTCTTTCAGCACCGGGAACGTACCAGGTACTTGGGGTGTACGCCCCGGCCATAACTTCCGGAGATGGTCATATACAGACAACCCTTAAAGATGGTTCGGTCGTTTTTGGTGATTGGATCGCAATGCGTACCCCGTACGCGATAAATGTTACGAGAATAGCAACCGCTCCGCGACTCGCTTATGGTAAAGCACGTGGTATAGGTAAATTCGTAATTTTGGGAAGTAATAATGGCGTCGATTGGGAACATACGGGTTCCGGTTCCATAGCACCTCACGATTTCTCAAGTGCCACTGACGCGGGTGGGTATGGAACAAGGTCGTCAGAAACAATCGCTCACGTGTCTACAAATTCAAATGGTTATTATTATACGTACCATCGTCTCGTGGCGACGCATATAATGGGGCATAGAGGTGCTTCTGGACACCCGCAATATAATTCTGGTGCAAGTGAATCACTTAACCAAGCATATTTACGATTCTTCGGTATCCGCGAACATTTACCCCCGAAACAATCCATCCTCCACGATGGCCAACTGACCCTCACCAAGAACCTCACGGTACCTTCCATAGGTCCATCAGTGACGAATACACGTGACGTCGTGCCTAAGCGTCATAATTTGGTAGTGGAATTTGACACGTCCACAAACCCTGCAGATTTGACTACAGTCAGTGACACTTCGGAGATGGGGAATGATGGAACACTGATAGGAAATGCGTATTATAGCATAGGTGATAAGGCGTTTGTATTTGATGGGTCGGGTGATTACATAGATACTGGTGTGCTTTCACCATCATTGGCCGGTGCACATCCTCATAGCGTGTCTGTATGGTTTAAAACCAACACCACGGTTTCCGGAACTTTACAATTCGTAACTTGTTTAGGTGAAAAAAACGGGACTACAACAGATAGACGGTTTTCTGCTATTCGTGTGAATGGTTCTAGTCTCCAATTCTGGCAATGGTCAAACGACCTTTCCAAATCGGGTGTTATAAGTGCGGGTGTATGGTATCATGTAGTTGCCGTATATCTCGGCGGTGGCACATCTCAGAGTACGATGTTAATGTATCTGAATGGAGAACAAATCACCAGTTGGGACGCGGACACTACCGACGGAGGTGCACTCGGACTTGTTTCACCGAGTTTTGCTGTGGGTGAAGATATTGGAAGAAGTGGATATAATTTCAATGGTCAAATTTCGAAACCCTTAGTTTACGACACAGTCCTCACGGCCGGAGACGTCAAGACCCTATACGATATGGGTCGAGGCGATTCATACCACGTCACGAATTTCCAAAACACCCTCGTGGGTATCAATTTGGGTAATGGTCGAGCACCACGGTCTGCACTGGATGTACGAGACCAAATCTATGCAAGAACATCTGCCGTCGGTACGTTCACCGGGCAACATATATGTTTCCCAGATGAGCCCATGGAAAAGGGTCTCGTCGTTTCAGCCAAGAAGAACAAGTTTGTAAAATTGAATGGATTGGCTATCGGTAAAAGTGCGATCACCATAGACGAATCCCTTCCCATTGTGTCCCTGTCGAACGTGGCTCAAGATAAAGCATGTTTCGGGGTTGTTTCTAAAATGGAAGAATCAAATGAAGCATACAGAACAGAAATAACTGGAGGACTCGTTTCCGAATCTATAAAGATTGCCGGTGATAACCGTGCCATAGTAAACTCTGTAGGTGAAGGTGCTATTTGGGTTGTGGATACCAACGGACCCCTAGAATCAGGTGATTACATAACAACCTCTAACGTCGCTGGCTACGGTCAGAAGCAGGATGATGATGTTTTACATAATTTCACGGTTGCCAAGATAACTATGGATTGTGACTTTTCAGGATCCAATGTTGCCGTTCAAACTATCAAACGTGAACAGACTGGTACCCGAACAATTACAGAGGATGCCTGGAATCAACTCGTGGAATACGATCGATATTCAAATGTAGAAGATGAAATCACCACGTATTACCAGATTCAAAGGGGTGGAAATGTCCTCGATGAAAACGGTCAGCTTCAATTTGAGGACAAAACGGGTGCAACCGAGGAACCATACGAGCGGCGTTTTCTCGCAGCTGACGGTTCCCAAACCGATGAAGCAAACACGGTCCATACCGCGGCCTTCGTGGGATGCACATACCATTGTGGTTGATCACACCTAATAACACGTAAATCATTTCTTACGTTATATTAGATGTCTATCAATAATTTGAATACGTACCTGAATATTAAAGACTCCCACCTTCGGGTGGTTTCAGGAAACGTATACGCACAGGCGATGAATATTGGTGGAATAAACGTAGAGACCGCCCACGGTCTCCAGAGTGTTTCCAATACGGGGAACGTTACATCTAATACCCTCCAATTCTCTAACGCGATAACGGGTTTCGTGACGACCGCGAACGCTCAGATCGGCCGGGATCTCATAGTGTCCGGAAATGCAACGGTTTCGACCGATTTAACGGTGAGCGCGAATGCAACGGTTGCGGATACACTGACAATTTCCGAACATTTAATAGCATCGAAAGAAGCGACCGTCACGGGTAATTTACACGTCACCACGATTCGATCGGATTCCAACGTGGTCACCGAATACACGGGACCCCATGATCGACCCCTGCGGAAGTACCCGGAGGTGGCTTTGACTGCGAATTCTGATAAAGGGTATGTGGCGATTGGTTCTTCAAATGGGTCGGGGTCGTACCCAGAATATACAGCTTTTGATGGAGTTGTTACTAATTCTACAACTGGTTGGGCCAGTGACGGTACATACGCATCTGGTACCGGCATATCTACATTTTCATGGAATGGTTCGTTTGGTGAATATTTATCACTAGAACTACCCAAAGCTTTGCGGTTACAAAAAATGTTCCTAAAAGGATATGAACATTCGGGTATCGATTATCAAAATGCACCACGTGACATAAAGCTATATGGTAGTAACAATGAAACTAACTGGGTTTTGCTTAAAACAGAGACAGATTTACCTATCGATTCGATAACTAATAATAGTACTTACATCAACATAAACGCAACCGAGCATTACAAATATATTAGATTACAAATAACTAAAACATACAGACGTACCGCTGCTTATACACGTATAGGCGAACTCGAATACTACGGCCACGAAGAAGGCAGTGGCTCCCTAGACACCACCCTAAAGACCGTGTACAACGTGCCGGCGACCACGGGGACCCAGTTGGACGTATACTATGATGCGAAGGAGACCTCGAGTTACTCGGGATCGGGGACGACGGTGAATGATCTGGCCGGAACACAACAGAATGGAACATTCAACGGTGGGTTTGACTCTACGTATAAGGCGTTCACATTTAACGGGACTTCTCAAAATATGACCACCACTTTAGCTAATTCGGGAACACCGAGTGCGTATGCTCATACATTCGCATTTTGGACCAAACCGATATCAAATCTCGCCAATCACATCCAACAAGCGTTTTTACAATTAGGAACACATAGTGCTAATAGCTGTAGTGCTCTAAGACTAGAAGAATCCACTGGACTTTTTAGATGGTTTTTTCATAGTAATGATATAGTTTATTCAGCCGATCATATAAAAATTGGTGAATGGAATCATATAGTAGCCGCATATGACGGTGGTAGTGAACTAACTAGTAGAAGAATATGGGTAAATGATAAAGAAATTCATCATACAACAACATCGGGTACGATAGGTGCTTTAAGTCTTTCAGCAAACGCACTTTTAGCTATAGGTTCTCAAGATGGTGGATCCAATTGGAACAATGGCTTAAACGGTTCCATCGCGAACTTCCGTCTCTACTCCAAGGTCCTCAACGCTGAGCAAATCAAGGAGTTGTACGATTACCAAAAGGATTACTTTTTGGGGTCCAAATCCCAAGTGACCCTGTACAAGGGACACTTGGGCGTGGGGGTCACCGAACCCTCGGGCCAATTGGAACTCGCGGGAGATGAGCGGATTCAAGAGTATCCTCCTAGATCTATGACCGGCTACGAAACGTTGGTGGAGGGACACGGAGTGTTTTGTGTGTATTCGACTGATACTCAGGCTACAGTTGGGGCTACTGGGTATGGCTCAACTAGAGCTGCGTGGTATGCTTTTATGGATGGCAACACCGCGACGGGAGGGCAAGATGGATGGACTAGTTCATATAATAGAGATGATGGTACTTCTAATACTATATATGATATCGGTAGCGGAGACTCGGCAAACTCGTATAATACTGCTCGACGAAATAGACAATTGGGAAGTGTTTACGGTGAGTGGGGTGTATTCAAAAGTCCTTACCCCATAAAGATACAGTCTATTAACATAACTGCAGAGCATCATTACCCCCAGGAATCTCCTAGACGATATACAGTTTTAGGTTCGAATGATGGTAATACCTGGGAAATAATAAGACATGTACAAAGTGGAGATGGGAATGGAACTACTTTAGCTGCGTCTACATCACCCACGGCTGGACTTGTTCAAAATGGGTTGGTAAATTCTACAAAATATTATACTCATACGGGAATTGTTGTAACACAACTATCTAATTACCAACATTACTTTCGTATACCTAGAATACGTCTTTTCGGCACCCCCGGTCCCACGACCCTCGATAAGGGTTCGCTGACTCTAGGAAGGTCCCTCGATGTCCCCCGCATTTCGCGGTACGACGTGGATACGGAAACCCCGAGACCCGAGAAGTTGGTGCTGGATTTCGATACCACCGTGAACAACTCACCCACAGATATCTCGGGGCAGGGGAATCATGGGGTGTTTTACGGAACTGCCCAGTACTCCGCAGCGGAAAAGGCGTTTACTGGTTTCCCAAGTTCTTCCTCTAATTATATAAAGGCAACGCTGAATGGTGCTTCCGGTGCGTACGCACATACACAGTCCTATTGGATCAACGGTGTAGATGGAACTTCGAGAGCTGCATTTACTGTAGGAACAAACATAGCTGGAGCAGGAGTGTATGCATATTTATATTGGGATACCACGAACGGACCCGGAGGGCGATGGACATTGAATACAGATAGTGCGGCATCGGCCACATGGGTTCAACCTATCGAGGATAATAGATGGTATCATGTAGTATTAACATACGATGGTGGAAGTTCAAATAGTTCGTGGAAATTCTATTTGGATGGTGAATATCAAACACCGACCACAATGTCCGTCAGTTATGCTTTAGCTCTACCTTCAAATCCCGAAGTTAGAATAGGCAGAGACGATAACGTCCAATGGTACAATGGAATGGTTTCCAACCCAAAAGTCTACTCAGTCGCCCTCGAACCCTCGGAGGTCCAAAAGTTGTACCGGTTGGGCCGAACCGGGCGGTCCATGGTCATCAGCGACACGGCCGTCGGCATCGGGAAAGTCCCTGAAGCTCAGTTGGATGTTAGGGGGAACTTAAGAGTTGATGGAGATATTTTAGCGAGTGTCCCCTATTACGCGGCGCGTCAGAGAGCTATCAACAGTCAAGCGACGAACCGTGGGATCGTTTATGATGCATACGTATATACAAATTACCCTGGTTCATTTGTTAGAAATTCGAATACAGATGGGTATTATCAACCACCCAGAAACGGTATGTATCAAGTATACATGGAGTGTATAGCCAGTGGTTCAGGAAATGTTAATATTCAAAGACGAACGGGTACCACGGTAAATATAAATCATTGTGACAGACATTGGAATTACTCGCAGGGTGGCTGGGATTCTGTAAGCGCATCAGCGCTTATCCCTATTACGGATTGTACAACACAAAATATAAGAATATACGTGAACACTGGTATCGTATGGTCGTATGATACGTATCATGGATCCGCTTATTTTAAGTGGTTTAGTGAGATACCTGAAAGGCGTCAACATCATGTAACTTAATTATATGTATATATAAATGCGATCGACGCGACGTATGATGGAAGCTATGTCGGCTTCTTTCGCAGTCAGGGAGTTGATTCAAAATGACCCGGTTGATTTCAATGTAGATGAACCGTACACCTACGAAAATATTAATCTTCCAGATGGGTATACAAAACCAACGAAAGAAGCGTACGACGAAGCATTTACTCGTCACTTAAATATAGCATTATTTAAGAAACTCCGCCAAGAACGCAACCAGCGCCTCGCCGACGTGGATTGGGTTTTCTCAACGGATTACCAGATCGACGATACGATTTATAAAGAATGGCTCACGTACCGCAAAGCCTTACGCGACCTTCCTTCAGCGACGGAAGATCCGGAGAATCCCGTTTGGCCGGAACAACCGGCGATGCCTTCGGGAATTACGACGAATCTTTCAAAACGTCAGGAACATTTAGTAAACGATAACATAGCCATGAAAAGTAAAATAACGAGTCTCGAACGTAAGACGACGGATCAAGAACTTGAACTCATACAATTGAAAAGACGCCTAAATAAACTCGAGCAACCTGCTTAAAAAAATGAAGACCTTTCTACGTAAGTATGAATGCCATCGACGTATGTGGCCTACTAGGATCTGTCGTCATAGTTATCATGTTTATACCCGAGATCAATCACGTGTATAAATATAAAGATGCGAAAGCTATTAACTATACCTTTTTACACTTAAACTTAACGGCGAGTATCCTATCTCTCATTTATTCGTTTTATTACGATATTATTCCGATGACTATAACAAACGTCGCGGCGACTCTTTTCTCGCTACTCATGTACTTCTTCAAGTATAAATATGAGCTTAAAGAATTAAACCAAGTAAATGATATACCCGCTCCTATAGTGTAGTTGGTCAACACAGGGGACTTTGAATCCCCTACCCCAGGTTCGAGTCCTGGTGGGAGCTCACACCCTCTCTTAGCTCAGTCGGTAGAGCTGTGGACTGTAGTTCCAATGGTCACTAGTTCGATTCTAGTAGAGAGGACCCATTCCTCTGTAGCTCAGTTGGTAGAGCGACAGGCTGTTAACCTGTAGGTCGTCGGTTCAAACCCGGCCGGAGGAGACCCACACCTTTTACATACGTGACCCGGATGTAAAAGATGTTTGCTAATTATAGATGACCGATACGAATCACCACGTACTCACAGGAAAGGTTGATATTACCAGTAACCTACTGGTAGGCTCTTCCCACCTATTTGTCGATACCAATAATAATCGTGTAGGACTCGTCACCGCAAACCCTGACGCAGGTTTACACGTAAACAGTAACGCCTACGTAAACACGGATTTACGTGTGGGATCGCAAATCGAAATAAACGCAACAGCTGGGCGTGTGAAAGCGGCTTCGTTTGAAGGTGATGGCTCTTTATTAGAGAATATACCAGCGGGTGCAGATGGAGCCGCGGCTACGATTGGGACCCCGACCATAACGACCGGACTCGCGGGGACAGAGGCATCCGTGACTAATTCTGGTACGAGTTCTGCTGCCGTTTTTGATTTTGTTATTCCGAGAGGTGATGCGGGTACTAATGGTACTAATGGTACTAATGGTAATGATGGTGAGGATGGAGCCGCAGCTACGATTGAGGACCCGACCATAACGACCGGACTCGCGGGGACAGAGGCATCCGTGACTAATTCTGGTACGAGTTCCGCAGCCGTTTTTGATTTTGTTATTCCGAGGGGTGATCCGGGTACTCCGGGTACTAATGGAACCAACTATTTCACGTTAAGTGGATCGGATATTTATAGGAATACGGGGAATGTGGGGATTGGGACGACGTCACCCAACAACTCACTCCATATATATAAAGCGGCTGCTGAAGGTACGTCTGGACTATTCATAGAAAAAGCGAGTGGTGGTGCAGAAACTACTGCCGCTTTATTCTTCGGCGTGAACGCTCCGGGAGAGAACCCCGGAGTCGCGAAAGCTGCTATATTTTATGAACGCAATTTGGTGAACGGACGTGGTGATCTAAAGTTTTGTAACGACGCTTCTTCGGATGCGAACGCTGTCACGACGGAAGCCGTCGATACGAGGATGATTATTAAGAATAACGGCGACGTGGGAATCGGTACAGTCTCACCCGACAAGAAATTACACGTCTATGGTAGTATACAATGCCATAACACTGGTACCACGGGTGATGAAAATGGATTGTTTTTACAGTCTGTAGGTGATTGGTATAATCTTTCACCGGGTAACGACGGATATTTACACCTCCTCGGGGGGGCGTCTGGACAAGGTAACATGTCTGGTAATTTCTCCTCAATGAAACTCGCAAAACTTATCACATACAGCGATTTGGATGTGAATGGAGATGTAAATATCAGTTCAGGAAACAAAGTTAGAATCAACGGCGACGACGCAGTGTTCCCTCGAATAACACTCGTGAACGGTACGAGCTATTCTTTGACCAGCGGTTCTTGGACAAAGTTGTGTGATTTCGGTCATAATTACTTGGACGGAGCCTACTTCATAAAAATAGAATGGAATTACGGTGGTACAGGTCATTATTGGGCTGGGATGGCGACTGGAATGGTTCCCGCGAAAAGTTACACACATGTTCAATATAACCACGCACCCGATGAACCTTTATCCCTGAATCATTTTTACCATCATAGGACGGTTGGCCGATTTGAATTTACACTGGATAGTGATAATTATTGGGGTGCAAGTTACGGGAGGATAGCGCTGTGGGTCAAGGGAGGTTCAACTGCGACGCACCAATTTTATGTAGACGTACGAAAGATTTTATAATGTCGCGTAAAATATATATGTCAGACGAGATCCTAGAAGTACACGGAACTCAGGCTTCATTACTCGTACTCAGATCTAAAAGAAACCGAAAACTTTATGAGTCTGACTGGACCCAAACGAACGATATACGCTTGGAAAACGAAGAGGAATGGGTCGCGTACCGCCAGGGGCTTCGAGACCTTCCGTCCCTCGAAACACCGATTTGGCCCGAGCAACCACAAGTAAAGATAGTCCAAGGAAAAAACATACGGACCGAATTGAGTGACACAAAAGAAGAACTCCAATCCGAAAAGAATAAAGTTGCCACGATGGAACTATTAGTCGCATCCCTCGTCAAACGTGTCGGGGATCTCGAAAATCTAGTGATTTAAAGAAAAAGCGCTTTCGTAAAGTACAAAATGTCTTGCATCGCCACTCTCAGGCCCATCGTTACCACCACCCCCATTCGATCCAGGAACAGGGTTAAGTCCCGCACCGTAGTACGGGCGACCAATGAGGGCTCTCGTTTCACAAAGATCGACCGCCCTAACGATTTTCTAGCGGTCGCAGAGCGCGTTAACGGTCGTGCGGCTATGATTGGTTTCACTTCCGCGGTGGTCGATGAGATCATGACTGGTAACCCTATCAGCGCACAATTCCAAGAAAACATCGGACTCTCCATCGCCGTCGCATCCTTGGTTTTCCTCGGCACCGCCGCTAACCCGGAGGATGAGGGATACGTCCAGGGACCTTGGAAGCCCGAGACCGAACTCGTCAACGGTCGACTCGCGATGATCGGAATTCTTTCACTCCTTCTCACCGAATCTATTCATCCACAGGTCCCATTGTTTTGAGCTTAAAAATAAAAACTCAGTATAATATAAAATGTCAGGTGGAATTGCCCAACTCGTTGCCATTGGTGCCCAAGATGCTCATATCGTAGGGAAACCCGAGGTATCATTTTTTAGGTCTAACTATAAACGTCATAAAAACTTCGCCCAAACTGTTGAGAAACAGGTTATCCAGGGCAACCCCACCGCGAATGGTATGTCCACCGTTCGTTTCGAGCGCAAGGGTGATCTCGTCGGTTACGTTTACATAACTAACCGTGTCGCTGGTACTGCACTTACCCGTGCGAACTGGGAAAAGCAGATCGCTAAGGTTGATTTATTAGTGGGAGGTCAGGTTATTGATACTCAAACCTCTGAATTTTCCCAAGAAATCGCTCCAGTCATGCTCGCGCAGACGTATTCTAAGTCTCTCGCCGCTGCCGGTGGAAATGACTCGCGATTTTACCCTCTTCGTTTCAGCTTTTGCGAGAACGCCCAATCTGCTCTTCCTTTAGTTGCTTTACAGTACCATGACGTAGAGCTTCGAATTACATGGGGTACTGGTGTTGGTGGTGGTGCCAATGCGATTGCCTCCGATTATGAAGTTCATACTCAGTTCATTTACCTCGACACTGACGAGCGTACCACTCTCGCGAATACACCCCAGAACATGCTCATAACCCAAACTCAGAAGATGGTTAAATCTGGCAGTCCCACCCAGGAACTTTCCTTTAATCACCCCGTTAAGTTTTTGGCGACCTACGATTCTACTGGTGTAGGTGTGGCTGGTGGTAACGTTAAGCTTCAGATCAACGGTACCGATGTCGGT